TGATGAAATAAAAGAAATTCAAGAGCAGATCAATGTTATGGAGCAGGATCTTCTTGAGCGTAAGAAAGCCTTGCATGAGGCTAAGTATGCAGGGTTACGTTCTGCTATGGAAGCACGTAAGGCGGCAGAAGATGCTGTACGACAAGAGCTACGATCACTAGGGGTATCTACTGTAAGTAGTTTGCCTAGTCCTTGGAATGGGTTGTGGCGTATCTAATGAATGGCAAGCAGTTTGCCGCTGCTCTTAAACATGGGTATAGGAGTGGGCTAGAGATCAAAGTAAAAGACTACTTGGTAGAGCGTAATGTTCCAGTCAAGTACGAAGCCATCAAGATTGAATGGGAAGATCTTATGTACCGCACCTATACCCCAGACTTTGTATTACCTAATGGGATCATAATAGAAACAAAAGGGAGGTTCACTGCGGATGATAGAAGAAAACACTCTGCTATCAAGAAGCAACATCCCAAGCTAGACATTAGGTTTGTGTTTGAAAGTAGTAGACGTAAGCTGAGTAAAGGTGCTAAGACTACCTATGGTCAGTGGTGTGAAAAGAATAAGATCCCGTACTACGACAGGATCATACCAGAAGATTGGTTAAATGAAAAAGGAAAGGACATGCATCCTGATCTGATACATTTTCCATATAAAAAAGTGAAGAGGAGATAATGTGGCAGAAGATAAAATATACATGGACTTTGATCCTAATGATTTCGTTATACGTATCAGTCCATTCTTAGACCAAAAAGGAAATTGGACAGGTGAATTGCTTGTTGGTAGTTGCACTACAGATGAAAATAGTGTATCAGATGAGGACTATGTTAATCTAATGCAGATCACACATATGGTATGTGCTTCTATACCCGCAATGGAATCAGATGAAACAGTGCGAAGTACATTACTTAAATATGCGGAAGATGCATTAGAAGAACAAGAAGAAGAGAAACCCAAACTACGTCTTGTAGAGACAGATGATAACGTTATAAAAGTAAACTTCAAATAAGGAGATACACATGACAGACAAAGATATGGTAAACTCACCAGAGCACTACAACTTTGCTGGCATAGAATGCATTGATGCTATTCGTGCGGCAACAGGAGAAGAAGGTTTTCAGTATTACTTACAAGGTAACATTATGAAATACCTGTGGCGATATCGCTATAAGAATGGTTCAGAAGATTTGTATAAAGCGCAATGGTACTTGAATCAACTTATTGAGGAAGAGAACGGTGATAGTTAAAGTATTCATCACTCTCAAGGTAGACGAAGACGAGTACCCTATGCCAGCAGATGGTTTTGTTGACGAAGAGGTACGTGAGGCAATACAAGAGTTCATCTATGACATAGATGGTATGGAAATAAAAGCAATGAAAACAATAACGGAGTAACAAACATGGATAATTATTTACCCACAGACTATCAATCCTTTATTCACAAGTCACGTTATGCACGATGGCTTGATGAAGAAGGTAGACGAGAAGCATGGGATGAAACAGTAGATCGTTATATGAATAACGTAGTTGAGCCTGTAATTGACAGTGGGGCTAGTGAGGCTGACTTTAGTGTTGCTCATGATATTGAACAGGCTATTCTTAGCTTAGAAGTTATGCCCTCTATGAGAGCTATGATGACCGCAGGTAAGGCATTAGAGCGTGACAATACTGCAGGGTATAACTGTAGCTATCTACCCGTAGATGACCCTAAGTCCTTCGATGAGGCTATGTTCATCCTCTTGTGTGGTACTGGTGTAGGTTTCAGTGTTGAGCGGCAGTTCATTAGTAAGCTTCCTGAAGTCCCGCAGTTGTTCGACAGTGACACAGTAATCGTTGTCAAAGACAGTAAGGAAGGTTGGGCTAAAGCGTTCCGTCAAGTTCTTGCTCTCCTATGGGCTGGTGAAATCCCCAAGTGGGATGTCTCTAAGGTACGTCCTGCAGGTGCAAGACTAAAAGTATTTGGTGGTAGAGCCAGCGGCCCTGCACCCCTTGTAGAGTTGTTTAATTTCGCCATTACAACATTCAAAAACGCACAAGGCCGTAAACTATCTAGTTTAGAATGTCATGATTTGATGTGCTTTATTGGACAGATTGTAGTTGTAGGTGGTGTACGTAGATCAGCCATGATTAGTTTGTCTAACTTGTCTGATGATCGTATGCGTCATGCTAAGTCAGGTCAGTGGTGGGAGACTGCAGCGCATCGTGCGTTAGCAAATAACTCTGTAAGTTATACTGAAAAGCCTGACATGGAAACATTCATGCGTGAGTGGCAAGCATTAGTGGAGAGCAAATCAGGAGAACGTGGTGTATACAATAGGCAAGCAGCTAAAAACCAAGCTAAAAAGTTTAACCGTAGAGATCCAAATTACGAGTTTGGAACTAATCCTTGCAGCGAGATCATCCTTCGTCCATATCAGTTCTGTAATCTTACGGAAGTTGTTGTACGTGCTACAGATACTATGGAAGATCTTGAGCGTAAGATCCGTTTGGCAACAATTCTGGGAACTATCCAATCAACATACACCAAGTTCCCATACTTGCGAAAGGTGTGGTCTACCAATACAGAAGAAGAACGACTGCTTGGTGTGTCACTCACAGGGATAATGGATAATCCCTTGATGACATTAAGTAACAAAGGATTGGAGAGTACTCTTGAACATCTTCGTGGGGTCGCTGTATCTACTAATGCTGAATGGGCTGACCGTCTTGGTATACCTGTTGCTGCTGCAATTACATGCGTCAAACCTTCGGGAACAGTCTCACAGTTGGTGGATAGTGCCTCTGGCATACATGCTCGCCACAGTGCCCATTATATCCGTACTGTCCGTGGTGATAATAAAGATCCATTAACACAGTTTATGATGGATCAGGGTATACCTAGTGAGCCATGCGTAATGAAAGGTGATACGACTACAGTGTTTAGTTTTCCTGTTAAGTCACCAGCAAAGTCAGTGACACGTAATGATATGTCTGCGATTGAGCAACTAGAGATGTGGCTTATGTATCAACGACACTTCTGTGAGCACAAACCTAGCGTTACAATCTCTGTACGTGAGGAAGAGTGGATGGAAGTAGGTGCATTTGTGTACAAATACTTTGATGAGATGTCAGGTGTGTCATTTTTACCACACTCTGAGCATACTTATCAGCAAGCACCTTATCAAGAGGTAGACAAAGAAGCTTATAACGTGCTACTAAAGTCTATGCCTAAGAAGATTGATTGGGCTGGGCTGTCTGAGTACGAGAAAGACGATAACACTGTAGCAATGCAAACTATGGCTTGCTCTGGTGACGTATGTGAAATGGTAGATATAACATAAAGGAGATATAATATGTTTGAAGTTTTAACAGCAGTAGCAGGTGTGGTAGTATTGGCAGACTTTGTTATCCCAATGGTAGTGGATACAGTCTCAGGTATATTCTAATGTATGTGTTAGTGCTCATTATGACCTTCCAAGGTGAGATGAAAATACAAGCGTATCATACTTTATTTACAGACTATGCCAGTTGTAGAAAAGTAGCAGCACCAATGGAAGAAAGATTAGTGAGCACTAAACCATCGCCAGAAGCAACAGCAGTTACGTATTGCTTTCAGTTACCAAAATCTATATAAGGAGAAATGATATGGCAACATTAACACTAGACGAAGTAGAGTATGAGACAGATGACTTTACTCAAGAACAAAAACAGTTACTACAGGAGATCACGTATAATAATAATCTTCAATCTCAATTAAACTATCAATCAAATAGCTTGAAAGTATCAAGTGAATTGCTTGTTGGTAAGTTAAAAGAGTCACTACAAACTGAAACTACATCCGAAAAGGAGTAAGACATGGCCTATAGAAAACCTTTCTCACGTAATCTTTACGCTAAATATGATGAAGCAGCAAAGCAAGCACTGATATCTCACCTTATAGGTGAGGGTCACGAACTTGTGGATAGCACAGAGTCATATGATGCAGATGTTGTAACTCAAAAAGATGGAGTAAAATACTACAGTGAAGCAGAAGTGAAGACTGCGTGGAAGGGTGACTGGCCTACCAATTGGGTAGACATACGTATTCTTGAGCGCAAGAAAAAGTTACTGTCTAAACATAATAACTTACAATTTTATATATTCAGTAATAACATGAAGCAATGCTGGTGTATTGACAGTGGGTTATTAACAGATGATAAACTACGTGAGGCATATGGACGTAACATATATGCGGGTGAACAGTTTTACCATGTACCTTACACAGAAGCAACATTAATCAACGTAGCATAAGGAGTATATCTTATGAAAAAGACAAGAGCAGAACGTGGTTTGGGTAAGTATGACGCACCACTTAGAGTACAGTTTCAGATGGGTTACGATAACTTTAAGCGGGGTAAACTTATTAACCCTTTCCATGAGGATACTATGCAGTATCGTGAGTGGCATAGGGGTTTTAACAAAGCCTTCTATGATAATTTAAAGAGGGTAAAGACATATGAAGCTAAAAGAGGAAGCGGAACAATTCTTAAAGGAGAAGTACAACATGTCGGACTTTAATTCGTATCAACGCAATGCCTCAAAAACTGCTATTTACCCTGATCAACACAAGATACTTTACCCTGCACTAGGACTAGCAGGTGAAGCAGGTGAGGTAGCCAACAAAGTAAAGAAGCTTGTACGTGATGGGCCTGATAAACGTCCAGAAGACTGGCGAGAACAGATAGCCAGTGAGATAGGTGACGTACTGTGGTACTGTGCTGCACTTGCTACTGATCTTAATCTTACCTTGGGCATGATAGCTGGTCAGAATGAAGCAAAGTTAAGTGCTAGGAAAACCGCAAATACAATAGGTGGCAGTGGAGACAAACGATAGACAAAAATAAAGGGGGCTTAATTGCCCCCTCTTTTACATTGCGTCATCTGATAACTCTAGCAGTTGCATGAGATCCTCTAGGGATCTTGGATCAGGACTCCTACCGTCATTAAATTTCTTAAACATAATTTGTGCATACTGCCTGTCATCATACGGAACACGTGACAAGTCATCTACCGCAACAGCATATGGAGACGCATACCCATCTGTAAGGAACTCTTGTTTAGCATCTGCCAACATATCACGTACTAACTTACGTGCTATCTTATGTTCTTCACTTTTAGTATCACCTTGCTTACCTGATAAATCTTTAGCTAAGTCAGTAACTAGGGGTAATATAGAAGATAGATACTTATTTTCTGCACGTTTTTCTTCTGGTATCTTAGATCTACTTCCCAGTTCATACGTAGGATCTTCAAAACCTATCTCAAGTAGGTATTCGGTTACGTCATTATCTGCTGCCTTAACGTTAAGACCAAAGAATAATTTCTTTAATGGATCATATCTTTTAATGTCGCCAGTATCAATAGCAACTCTGTTAGGTAATTCTTCTTCATAAGATGGGGCAGCAACACCTCGTTGTATTAGTGACCTACTAAACCCCGATCCGAATGACGTACCCCAGTCATCATTAAGTGTAGGATCTGTTGCAGCATCTACATACACATCACTCTTAATACCTGCAGCACGTTGTCCTTCTACTAACTGAAACAAAGGTGTAAGGAATGTATTTACATACTGTCCTACTGCACCACCAATTGCTTTAGCACGTCTGTTCTTATCTACAATATCATCTGTGCCAACAATGATATCACGTATTTCGTCAATCATCACGTTGCCTACACCAGTACGTGCAGACGTTCCCAGCCATGTTTCCGCTATGTGATCCATGTCAGCACCGTACCAAGTGTCTAACGTACCTTCCTTCCTACGCTTCTCAAACTCAGCTATCCAACCTACTTGACGCATAGGATATGTGCCTGTCAAGTCTACCTGACTATCTTCATATTCCATAGACTCATAGCGTTCACCTGCAAATTCAGAGGTTCTATATTGATACATGCCCATGATAGCACCAATACCTACAAGGTTTCTTGATATATCTTGTCTATCTCTTGGAGTAAGCACACCACGAGTATCTTTAAACATAGCTTTACGTGCAGCCATTATACCTACACCACCTACATTCTGTGCCATATACTCTAGTGAGTTAAACATAAAACGAGGGAAGGGAACAATGACAGTAAGACCAGACTTAGTAATGGTATCAGATATAACTTTGAATGGGTAGAAATCAGGCTGCTTGGCATAGGTAACATCTAATGCTTTTGTAGTAGCTTCGTCCATTATATCTATAAAAGATCTACCATCACTACCACGTAAGTCTGGCGCATCATTTATTACATCTTTAATTCTACCTTCATCTAATGTCTTACGTAGGTCAATGCCCCACTCTGCATTAGTCAACCGTTCTACTTCACTAAAAAATGTAGTATGTCGTAACATCATTTCTTGCCAACGGTTAGGGGCATTTAAAAATGCAACACCGTCCTCAAGTTGTGATGCCATCTTATCTAAACCTTGACCCACACGAGTAGTAGCTTGTCCCCTACCAGTTAGTTCCTGTAGTTCGGCAATGTTACTGTTTAATCTATCAAAATGTTGAGAAAGTTCTGGTCTATCTAAAATATATTTAGTGTATTGTTCTGCTGTATTTTGATCAGCAAACATGTATTTCATGTTACGGAATGCGTTAGAATACGTACCATCACGCACTACAGGCAATACATTTTTAGTAGCCTCTACTACCCCACGAAACCTATCGCCCTCTTGTACAGCTTTAGAATATGTAATAAGGGCTGTGTCAAATACATTAGCAAGTCCTTCTGCTGGTGCTCTAATGATACCAGACTGAAGGTTACGTGCAGCAGTTGCAAGTGATGATACCATCAAACCCCTACGTATATTCTCACTGCGCAATACTGTATTAGACCAAAACTTAGCGAGTCCTTTTTGTGTAGCTTGATTGGCTTTCTCAGCCTGTCTTTCCTTAATACCTTTTGGTTTAAAGCGAGACATCTGACTTACTCTATTAAGTAAACGCCCTGCTTGTGACGCAGACCCTACAACACCTAACATGTATTCTTCGTAAGACATGCCATGTTTATTAAGTATGTTATATAAAGTATCATCAGCAAGTAAATCTTGTGATACTGTCAACTCAAACAGTTGATCTACAAGAGGTTTATCTGTACCTAACTTTAAGAGATCGGGGTTCTCTGTTTTTAAATCTTTAACAACACCGACTAATGCATCTAGTTTTTCTGGATTAAGCATAGGTATTGCTAACACATCTTCATCGTTGATAGCTAATTCATCTAATGGATTTACTGTAGCTGAGTCTACACTATTACCCTGATATACGTCATCAATATAGTATTCTTTTAGCTTAGTCTTACCTGCAGTACGTACTTTAGTTGGGTCAATAGTTAAATCACCCGCCTTATTCTGAAAAGATATATCGACATCATTACGATTTTGGAAGTTTATAATTAATTCATTTTTAATATCTGCATTAGCTTTAGCTATAGCCTTGTTTCGTTTCTTTATATCTTCACCAAGTTTAGTTTCATTGAGCATGGCATCTTGAACACGATTGTATTCACCGCCGTTGCCTACAGTTTTCCATGTTTTAGTAATTCCCTTAGCAAGTACACCTGCCACAGGTATAGCTGCGGCTGCATCAAGTACTGCCCAACCTACATCTGCTGCTGCACTGCCATAACTACCTTCACGGACGTGTTCCTGTATGTTTGTCCAGTGCTGGGGTAACTCTGCTACAGCCGTTGCTGGATTAAGAACTTCATCCGCAAATACAATAGCATTAATTTGCCGTAGATTAAGGTGTCCTTCTTCTGCAGCCTGTAATAGTTTTGCAGACAAACCACTTGTAACTAGGTTTTTACTATTTAATCTTTCAATTAGTCTGTCTCTTTGTGATTCTGCCTTACCAAAGTGATCTGCTACAACAAGATTAACACGTTCCTCTGCAGTCAATCCCATATTAGAATTAGGATATTTTGCTTTCATATCAGCCATAACTTCTTCTACAGTCATGTTACCTGCAGTAGCTATATTATTTAGTAGCTTTTGTTCTTTTTCAACTTGCTGGCGAGCTAAGTCTAACTGAGCTTGTATAAAGTCATTATCTAATCTCGCATCAACGGCATTAATATCCTCATTGTATAATTTATCTACAATAGACTGAACATTACTGACCGTTTCTGTCTCTGCTACAGTATCTGTAGGCTCAAGTATAGGTTCCTCTACTGCTGGATCTACTGTAAAATCAAAGTCAGTATCAGTTTTAATGTCTTCAAACCCAAAAGCACTACCCTCTTGAGAAGGCAGTGTTGGCTTAGTTTCTATATATGTTGATTCGTCATCTAGATCATTAAAGAGAGAAGTAGAACTTTGTGGATCAGGTACTTTAGGTTCTGTTACTACTTCTTCTTCCTCAATGTCACCAAACAAAAAGGTATTATCCATTTACTTTCTACCTGCATCAATAAAATTATTGTGTGTACTAGATAAAACAATGCCAGTATATACTTTAATGCGTGTTACAGGCATACCATTTTCCATTTGTTGTACGTAAATAATATCTCCAATCTTATACTCTCCACTATTTGCATTAGCTTGTAGTTGTGATTGTTCAATAGGTTGTGTTGGATTAATAAGTCTGTTTCCACGAGGATTATTTTGCGGATCTGCAATTAGTCTACGTGCGTCAAGTTGTATCTTCTTTACAGCATTCTGCACATTATCTTTAGTTAAGTTGTGTAACTGAGGACTCATAGGTAAACCATCATCACCTGTATTTAAAGTTCTCATTCTACTATTTGCTTGAAGTACCGCAACATTATACTCAGGTATTTTGTTACCTACTTTTTGTGTAAGTCTACCTTCTAGATCTACAGAAAATTCATTTTCTTCTAGTGCGAGTTTCATCTGTTGTTTCTGGATACTTTCAAGACTAGACTTACTAAAAGGACTTGAATCAGTTCCTTTATTAGACAGTGCAGCATCCTTTTCTTTAATTTTTTCAAGATACCTAGCAGCTAACTTTTCGTTTTTAGCACGTATATCAGGGGTACTTCCATTTATAGATTTCTGTACAGCTACAGCGTATGCTGCATCTAGTGTCGCCTGTTCGTCATCTGCAGGTGCCATAATTTTACCATAGTATTCTAGGTTAAACAAGCCAGAAGAAGTCTTAGGACGTTCTGTACCTTCTAAACTATCCGCATCCATTACAGAAGTTGTGACAGTAGGCAATGCATCAGATGTAGATATCACATCATTTGCAAATGCTGTAGTTTCTGTATCTGTTAAGTCAGCAGCAGTAGGTATATTAATCAGTGCAGCAGGACTCATACCTTTTGCAGCAGCATTTTGCCCAAGCAACACAGCTTCCTTAGCGGCACCTACTCCTTTACCCATTATGGCTTCAACCTGCGACTCATCAAAGTACATACCAAGTTGCCCTGATAATTCCTCTGCCAATATTTCTTTTCTACGTTTCTCTTCTTCACGTGCAAGACGTTGACGTGTAGCAATAGAACGTTGTTCTTTAGCAAGATCCTCCGCTCTACGTTCTTCTTCCTCAAAACGTTCAACTACTTTACTTGAAAAGCCACCAACAAATCCACCAAAATTAAATGCCATTACACCCTCCGAGCCATAAGACCACTAAGCTGTTCAGTTTGTTCTTCTTCAACTTCAACTGTGTCTTCTTCTTCTTTTGCTTCCTCTACAACTTCAGGAATACGATCTTTCATTTTCTTCATAGCCAAAGCGATAGTAGATTGTGATATTTTATCTTCATCAATACGTTCTTCAATACCTAAATTATATTCAATACCTGCATCATCACCAATGAACGCCATCATTTCCATAAGTACAGGCATAATAAGTATACCTACGTCTACACTGTGCATACCTTGCATAACACCACCAATCTGCATTGACTCTGCTATAGTTGTAAGCGGAATGCCTAATCGCATTACATCAATTAATTGATCATAAACTTGTGGCTCATTTAATCTTGGTAAGTAATATTCAAGTGCCTGTTCAGGAGTAGTATACTGTGCAGGTTTTTGCCAAGGTCTATTACCTAATTCAGTAGTAAGTGATTGTCCAGCAATAGGGCCATCAAGAGGCGGTGTATTACGTTCCATTACGTATCTCCATTCGTGCATCACGTATGTTTTTTACTAAACGTGCCATTCGTTCTTTAGGTTCACGTTGACCTTTAGGCATATCTATTTTCTTTTTAGTTCTACCTAATAGTCCAGAAGATTGTTCTGTTTCAGGAACATCATTTTCAATATATTTATTTATATTTAAGTATGATTTTTTAGCTTGATTCATCATTAGAATATACCACCCAAGATACTACCAGTTAGATCGCTTGTTAGCATAGTAGCAATTAAACCACCAAATGCAGAAGAAGATGCATAGTCATTTTTAAGATCTTGAATATCCATAGTTGCATCTGCGTTTAGTTTTGTAATAGCTAATTGATTAATACGATCTCGTTCATTTTCTGCTGATTGCCATGAAAATTCCATGCTGTCAGAATAATACTGCCACAAATTGTTATATGCTGTATCAGATATATCCAGCACTGCTGCAGCATTAATTTCATTAGCACGATTAATCGCTGCAGTATCTGCAGTTGCAATTTCTCTACGCCATTGTGCATTATTCTGATCAATTACAAGTCTGTTTTGTGCATTAAATTGATCACGTTGATTCATTAGCTCTGCATTAAAACGAGTAATCACATTACCTTCACCTGCATTAAATTGTGCTTGTGCATTAGACTGAGCCGCATTAAACTGTGCAGTCTGTGTTTGTAAGTTAGCAAAGAATTGATCTGTTTGATTCTGGCTTGTTGCATTAAATTGTAT